TCGTCAAAGTTTACAGTGGCAGCGTCAAACATATCTGTGTACTCTGGAGCATTCCAGTTAGACAGAGTTGCTACTGCAAAGCCGTGAGTGATGTCCATAGGAGTTACTAGGTCAGAAGTAGACTTTTGGTTAGCCAGTCCTTTACCCATGTTGCGGAATTTGTAGGTATCGCCTACTACGTTGTTTCGTACAGTTACAGCACCTTTTAACAAACCAGAGTTCTGGTAAGCGTGTTTTACCATGCTGTCAAATTCGGTAACAGCTACCGAAGCTAATGTCTTACTCATAAGAATTTCCTCGAAAAAGAGTAATAAATAATAAAATAGTTTTTCAAGGTTTTAGCTGAGTACCCGAGTAAACTTGGTCAGCATTCAACCTAAATTTACTGGGCCTTAATAGAAAGGGGTGTCCAGTGTGTCGATTATACACCTTTCACCCCATAAACTCAACCGAAGATCAACCGAAGGTTCTGCTATGCTGGCGATCACCACCAAAGTCTTTCATCATCTTTTGAATCTTGGCTTCGTGATTAGAGTCAATACTACGCAACAGCTGTCCACTGTCATTCTTTTTAAACATCTCAGCTTCAACATCCGACCATGTCATGCCGGAAGGATGATCACCACCGTCAATAGGCAATCTAGCAGGAGCAGTAGCACGAACTAAATGCTCAACCAATTGTATTGATCTGGCATCAGTTACTAGGTTGCGTACTTCCTCGTACACCTCAGCATCCAAGTTGTTCTTCAGATAGCCTTCGACATTCTTAATACGCTCTTGAGCATTGTCACCCAGGGATGCAATCTCTTGCTCTTGAGTTACTTGCTCTACAGCTTGACCTTGTGCAGACAACAATTCCCATGCGTCACCAAATGCTTCTTGGCTCATGTTGGTTTTTGTTGCAAACTCAGTAAGCTCTTGCAGTAGGGCATCATCACCCTCAATGCCTTCTGGGCCTGAATAGCCATCTTTAGGTGCGCCAGTAAATCCACCAAACTTCTTTTCTAACTCAGTGTAGGCTTTAGCTTGCTCGGCAACAGACTTATACTTGTCGCCTTTGTACCAATCGGGGGTGTCGCCTGATCCCTTGATACCATCGGATAGGAAATACTCGCCCTCATTAAGGGTTGGAGCACTTGCATCCAGCAGGGTGTCGCTTGTTGTTGTTTCGGGTGCGGCCTGATTTTCATCTAACATTGGTGTTACCTTTTTTGATTAAAGTAATTCAGCTTGTTGTATCTGGTTAATCAAGAACTTAACTACACCGCTTTCACCATTGTGATATGCGGATTCATAGTTAGCATTCTCAGAACCAAATGGGGTATTGTTCTGGAAGATAAAACGCTGTGTTAAATCCTCCAAAACTCTCTTGCCTTCTGGGGTAGCAAAGCAATGATTGTAAGCCTGTGCCAACTCAGCAGCCTTTTCCCTGGCCGCATTGTTAGCTTTCTTAGCAGTTTCATTATTAAGGCCATGATGACCGTTTAAATCTTCCCAACTCATAGAGCAGTTTGTCCTTGGTCAACAGGTGGCTGTCCTTGAGTATCCATACCTTGCTGTGCAGCTTGTGCACCAGCCTGAATAATCTTGGCTTTATCGGCCTCACTTCTGACTAACTCGGCAGGCATACCAGTCTTACCGGCAACCCACGTTCCAAAGTCTTCTAGCTTGAACCCTATCTTAGCCTGATCTGGCCCAGCAGTCTGCAACACAAATGCAACAGCCTGTTGAACACTAAGGATGTCTTCACCATCTTGAGCTTTAGCTAACGGAGACATAAACTTAATGTCGATGTCACGTCCGTCTAACTCAATAGGGGTGATAACACCTCTTCGTGTCAGTATAGCAGCAACACGCTTGATGATAGGAATCAACACTTCGGTCTGTAATCTGCCGAAGGCAGAGCCGATACGTTTTGCCAGTTCACGCGACTCAATAGCAACCTCGGTGGCGGATCGAACAGCACCAGTAGGATCACGAAGATCGTTGAATAGGGCTTTCTTAATTGCCATTTGCATGTCATTGATCTGAAACTGTGCCAACTGTAAGTTAGAGCCTGTATCTAGGCGCTGAATAGAAGGGTTGCTGCTGTTGTTAGAACCAACTGGAATAACAATACCTGGACTTATACTCAAATTGTAGGGGTTGGTTACGCCATCATCAGTAGCAGTGTACATACCTGCTAGGTCAATAGCGGCCTTCTGGAGTACAAACTCTTTAGCTTTGTTCAGTGAACGTACATCAGGGAGTGCCTGTAGTGCTGGGCCACGACCTCGTATTTCGCCAGCTACTTTAGAATAACGACCTGTCACCCAAGGGCTAGACTTACCAAAGTCTTCCATCCAGCTAATACGGTCTTCACCTTTAACCCATACACAACCATAGTAGGTCTTAGACTTGGGCATATAGACTACGCCTTCACTAATATCAATGTCGGCTTCTGGGCTTTTCTTAATGATGTCCTTCATCTTATCTGAAGGTTTAAATCCACGCCACTGACGCTCTAGGTTGCGAGCCTTGACCTGAAACTTACGCCAATGTGTTTCTACATTACCGTTCGGGCCTTCTTCAAAAGCAATACCCTTCTGCGGGATAGCATGGAAAACAATAGGTAGATCGTCTTCGTCTGTCTCATCAATACGCAGAGTGCCAGTACCAATGAGTAGATCAAGGGCATGCTCAAAGAACTGCGTAGCAAAGTTAGATCGGTTAATGTAATCAAAGATAATGGTGGCCTGATCTTCTAGGTTGGCACGAATCTCCTCTTCGGTTACATCATAGTTACCCTCTTCTAGCATCTTGAGTACACGATCAGAAGGAGCAAAGGTAGCCCAACGTGACCAGATAGGAGCGATGTTCTCCTGTAACTTACTAGCACCCTGCTGTATAGCTTCTAGTGCAGTGGAGTCAAAGATACGATCCATCTTCTTAGCGCCAGGCTGATAGCTGTCAAACAGGTTACGGTTAGGCAGGAAGTATTCATAGGCATCATCTAAAACATCATGCCACATAGCCATGTGTTCAAAGGCTTTAGCTTCTCGTCGCTTTAAGTCCGTCAGTGAACCAAGTTCTTTAGGTAACTGCATTATTTAATAGCCCCTTTAATACTTTTTTCTGCGCCCTTCCCTATCAACGATTTATTTTTTATTCCCATTCCCGCTGGCGTTGCGCCCATTGCGCCCATTGCGCCAGACCTTAAAAGCTTACTAATCCAGCTACTTTCTTTAGGTATTTTTTTAGTACCACCGTTTTTAGATGCCATATAACCTTCCGTAATTGTTGGGCCAGCAGGAGCTTGCACTTCTGGACTAGCAGTAGCCAATAAAGATTGCTTACCCAGTTTTTTTTGTGCAACAGCCTTTAATCTGCGTTCACTTGACGCAGTTTCTTCATCAAGCGCCATACGTTGTCTACGCTCCATTGCTTTTTGTTCTTGCGTTTTCTTTGGTGCTTTGCCTCCGCCACCCATAGCCTTACCTCTTCATATGTTTGTATAGTTGATAGGGAGTCCATATAAAAGCATGGTCTATACCAAGAAACTGTTTAACATGACCAACGCAAGTGTTGAGCATGAATAACCTTCTCTTGTTGTCTTTTTTTATATAACTCACAGTTATATCCGCAGGCCCAATTATATCATTTATGTGGTTGACATTATACACCCTAACTCCACCAGTTAACTTTTCGTACACAACGTACTGTCCTCCGGAAGGTTCAACCACAAGGCAATGCCCAAAGTCATTGTGCAGTAAGGGCGAATACCAACGACCTGTGTTGCCCTTAAAGATTACATAAGCATTCTCTAAACTAGAAGACACTAAAGTTTACTTTGGCTGTGTGGGGTTTAGCAAAGCCACCATCTCTACGGAGAGCAGAACGACCTTCACCTTCACCTTGTAGGGCATACTCAAGCGCTTCTACTGGGTGAGAGTATTCATTCTTGTCTGGCTGATCACTGTAGCGTTCGCCACTCGTTTGTACACGACGATAACAGAAGCCACCTTGCAACCCTTTGCGTATCATAGAAGCCTTGGGCAAGACAATAAAGCGAGGCTTACCATCCATACACATCTCTTTCATGGGTACTTCTAAAGCGGCTCTACGCTTGAGGGGATCGTTAGAGTCTGTTGGTTGACAGGGAATGCCAGCAGCTCGCATGATCTTAAACGGTGTATCACTGTTAGCTTGGTTCTTGTTGTCACCAGAAGGATCACCCCAGCCCTTAAAGCTGTGATCAGGGTAAGTGTCTTCAATATAACGTTTTAGGGTAGGCGCAAAGTCTACTGCACCAGAGTCAGTGAGAACCATCTCATCAAAGCACACCCATCTCCCGATAGCAGTACGCTGCAAAAAGGCACAAGCAGGTGTACGACCAAAGTCAAAGCCCAGAACGATAGGAGTGTCCTTGCTAGGAGTGAAGTCCATATGGGATGCGTGAACACTGTCTGTGTACATCGGGTGAACCGGCTTACCGTTAGAGACAAAGCCGTACTCATTAGCAAGATTAACTTTAATCCAATCATTTGTTTTACCTGTAAGTCCACGTTTGTAATAGTTATCAGGCAGGTTAGCCAGGTTCTCC